CTCCTGATCGGTCGATTTGGGGTTATGAGGCTTTCATTCGTGAGGCTGCGGATCATCCGATAGGCCGGTATGTGAAGGCCGCTGATGTCGCTGACAACGCTGCACGGCAGGCAGACGTGCCCTACGGGCCTCTCAAGCAGCGCCTAGCGGCTAAATCTCTGTTGGCTGAGGAGATACTAGGGAGCCGTATTCCGGGCTGGCAGATTGGCTCAGAACTCGTCCCCCCTGTAAGTCGGCACCTAACCCCCGTGTGATATCTTTGGGTTCTGAGGGAGAGGAGAAACCCATGCTCAACAAAGAAGACCTGCAAATCGCTCAAACGATTCACGAGCAGATCGGACTCGACACTTGGCTCGCCGTGAGCGGTCGAGACCGCCGCGCATACGTAGACGAGGACGGCAACGTCGTCAACCAATTCCGTTTCGGGTCACGCTACGGCCTGCCGAAATACATCGACATCACCTACAAGCGTGGACGCGACGACTACAACGTCCACGGGTACAAGATTCACCGCAACAGAGTGGTCTCGACGTTCAGCCATGCGAGCGAGTACGAACTCGACGGCAAGGAATACGCTATTTACGACGGCGTGTACGCCGATCAACTGCCAGAACTCGTCCGCCGTATCAACGTGTTATCGGAGTTGTCCTAAGGAGGTGGCATAGCCATGAGCGATCTGACAACCGCGATCATCGAGTACGAGAATGGGGAACTCGATGAGAACGCAACGATCCGACTGTTCCAAGACCTCGTCAACAGCGGCCTCGCGTGGAGCCTGCAAGGGCACTACGGGCGAGTAGCCGTCGGCCTGATCGACGCAGGATTGGTCAAACAGTCGAACGCCTAGAAACGGGAGTCACCCCGGTACACTTGCTCAAATGGACGATCAAGGTGCCGGGGTTCCTGTTGGCCTAAGCCCGTTGGGTCAATGGGCCGCGCAGGCGCATGAGATGTTTCAGTCCCTCGTCGAGGCAGGTTTCAAGGATGATGAGGCTCTAACAATCTTGGTTGGGATGACCCGTCAGACCAACGACGAGGAGTAGTGGGAGACACATGGTTTCAAAGATCGACATGCAGGAACTCGGCACTACTGGCCTAAAACGCACCAGCGGATTCATTTACGACGAGTTCCTGACTCGCCTTCAAGGCATCCAAGGGATCAAGACCTACCGGGAGATGTCCGACAACGACCCCGTCATCGGGGCGTTCCTGTACGCGATCGAGAAAGTGATCACGCGCCTCGAATGGCGCATAGACCCGTACAAGGATCAGAGCGTCGACGGTGACCCTGACGAGGCCGATATTGAGACGGCTACCTTCGTTGAGGGCTGCCTAAACGACATGAGCGATTCTTGGGATGCGACGCTGTCGCAAATCATGTCGATGTGTATTTACGGTTGGACGTTCCACGAGATCGTTTACAAGAAGCGCGTCGGCCCTGACGAGAAAGACCCGACCAAGCGATCCAAGTTCACCGACGGGAAGGTCGGCTGGCGTAAGTGGGCGATCCGAGGTCAGGAAACCCTGTACCTGTGGACGTTCGATGAGGACGGCGGTATTCAAGGGTTGCAGCAGGTCGACCCCTACACGGGGCACGGTCGAGTTGACATCCCGATTCAGAAGGCTCTGTTGTTCCGCACGACGGCGTCGAAGAACAACCCTGAGGGCCGCTCGCTGTTGCGTAACGCTTACCGCCCGTGGTGGTTCAAGCGTCGTATCGAGGAGATCGAGGCGATCGGTATTGAGCGTGACCTCGCGGGCTTGCCGATCGCTTACGTCCCACCGGAGTACCTGTCGAGCGCCGCGACGACGGCGCAGCAGGCCGTCTTAGCGTCGATCAAGGAGATCGTCACCTCAATCAAGAGGAACGAGAACGAGGGAATCATTTTCCCGCAAATGTATGACGATTCCGGTAAGCCCCTGTTCGACTTGAAACTGATGTCGAGTGGTGGTTCCCGTCAGTTCGACACCGACAAGGTGATCACGCGGCTTGATCAACGCATCGCGATGAGCGTGCTGTCTGACTTCATCCTGTTGGGTCAGGATCGAGTTGGATCGTTCGCGCTCGGCTCGACGAAGATGGACTTGTGGTCGATGTCAGTTGACTCGATCGCGAAGACGATCGCGGATACCGTGAATCAGCACGCGATCCCTCGGTTGCTTCGCTTGAACGGGATGGACGCGAACAGGTGCCCAACTTTGCAATACAGCGAGGTCGCTCACGTCGACTTGACTGAGATCGCGGACTTCGTGTCGAAGATGACGACCGCTGGTGTTATCGCCCCTGACCCGAGTCTGGAAGATCACTTGCGGGATATCGCTGGGTTGCCTCCGGCTAACCACAACATTGAGGAAACGGGAACGGACGTGATGTCTGAGGAGGAGGCTCGCGCTCTCATGGCTTTGCCGCCTCAGCAGCGTATCGTCGCGGAGCGAACAGGTATCGTTCCTGATAAGCCTGCGTTCCCCGGTGGTAACCCGCCGTTCGGTGGTAGAGCGCCGGAGCAGGCGGGGGCCGACGAGCCGGAGGAGTAAACGGTGGCGCTCACAGTTGGGGGTAAGCGGCGCAAACCGGGGGGCGGCCCTCCTGCTGTCCCGTTGACGCCGACGGAGAGTCGGCTGGTGAACCGGCTGGTGTCGACGATGAACACCCTTTCATCTGCTTTCGAGGTGGAGCAGTACGCCGAGGCGATCAGGAATCTTGACCCTGACTTGCTTGAACAGTTGTTGAACGACGTGAACATTGACAACTTGAACGTGCTGATCGACGACACGCTGCGGGACGTGGTGATGGATCAGGCGGCCTCTGAGTCTCGGAAGGTGATACGGAACGCTCCCCGGACGGGTAATAGCCCGTTCCTTGACCTGAATTATGTGGGGGAAGTGTTGCCAAGCGGAATCATCATCCCGACGCCGGAGATGGTGGAAGCGCCGGATGTGCAGTTCTTCATCAAGGAGCCGGTTGATCGCATGTTCCGTTTCGTGAGTCAACGGGCAACGGATTACGCGACCACGAGGTCGGCGACTTTGGTGCGGCAGATCGACGAGTCGAATCGTTTGGCGATCCGTGAGGTGATCACTCGTGCGTTCACGGAGCCTCGAACGGTGGATGAGACCGCTCGCACGTTGCGTCACATTGTGGGGTTGCATCCACGGTGGGCGAGGGCTGTTGAGAGGTTCAATGAGAAGAATCTTGTGCGTCTTGTCAGGGAGGGAATGAGTTCGCGGCAGGCGCAGGCGACGGCTGACCGGATGACTGAGCGGTATCGGAAGAAACTGATCCGGCGTCGCGCTGAGATGATCGCTCGGACGGAGATTCAGCAGGCTCAAAACTACGCCCGCCAAACGTCGTGGGAGGCGACAGAAAGTTTGGGGCTGGTGGACCCTCGGTCTGAGAAGGAATGGCGTACAGCGTTGGCTACGAGCCGTTATGGGCCTCCGTGTGACGAGTGTGCGCCGTTGAATGGTACTCGTGTCCCGTGGAATGGTGTTTTCGATAATGGTCGCTCGATGCCGCCTGCTCACCCGAATTGTCGTTGCACGGCTGTCTTGATACCGCCGACGCGGGGATTGACGGGCTTGCCGAGTCAGAACATGCAGCCGTGGATTGACAGGTTGGATGAGTTGGAGACTGAGGCGATCGAGAGTATCGAGATGGTGTCTGACGTTGTCGTGAAGCATCAACAGGGTTCGCATGATCAGAAAACTCACGGAGCGTGGGCGACAGGACGTGCGCCTGTCACGCTTGAGGGAACGGAGCAGTTCGGTTGGGCTGCTCAGGAATACATGGAAAACACTCTCGAACTTGAGTATTTCGCGACAGCCGAGGGAGGTGATGGTGCTGGTCAGTTGAAGGCGGCAGTAGCGAGAAGAATAGCGACGCGAATGTCTGACGTTCCTGCTATGGAAATGGCTGAGGCCCTTGAATTTATCGATCAGGATACTTATCTGGACGTGAAGTACGCAACGGGCGGGTTCCAAAATTACACGGAATACCAAGGGGCTAGACGGGGTGATCTTCCAACCTATCCCGCTGAAATATGGGTGCAAGACGAGAATAAAGGCTGGTATCGAACACGCGACCATGATCAAGTTGTTGATCGGGTATTTGTCGCGGAGGGGAGATTGACCTTCGTAAGTGAACAGAGAATAGCAGCATGGAAGGGTAGGGAAGCAGCACCCCTTGGTTCGGAGTTAGCGGAACAATATGCCCGCGAGGTAGTAGCGTCGGAGTTCCTGAGAGATTGGGCTGCTACGTCTAACGGGAATAACCCTGTATCGCTTGCTCTGCAAGAGGCGGCGGCTGCCGAGTTCGATGTCAAAGGTGCTGCTCCGTGGAAAATGACTACAAGGGTTCGTCTCGACAAAGATGAGATTCTTAGGACGTCGCAGCCGGTGTTACAGAGGTTCGTTCGCGAGCAATACAACGAGACGCAAGAGTTCCTCAAGGGAACAGATGAGGTTGTTTTGTGGCGCGGGTCGACCCGTGCAAAGACCGACCCTCTAGTGGAGGCCGGACTGGCGGCAAGGGAAGAAGGAGGAGCGGCTGAGGTAACGGTGCAGACACGTCCCATGAGTTCATGGTCAATTTCCTCGAAAACGGCGGGTTTCTTTGCCCATGACCGGGCAACCAGCGCCGAATCACCCGCAGTCATGATGAAGGCAACAGTCCCTACAAGCAACATTCTGTCTACCCCTCTGACGGGGTTCGGCTCCTACAACGAGTCAGAGTTCGTCACGATTGGCTCAACTTTGCCTGCTCAGGTGG